CCATGATACAGGTATTATTACAGATGCAAAATTTAAAACGTATGGCTGCGGATCGGCTATCGCGAGTTCGAGCCTCGTTACAGAATGGCTCAAAGGAAAAACCCTTGACCAAGCCGGAACAATTAAAAACTCCAGAATTGCCGAAGAGTTAGCCTTGCCCCCAGTTAAGATACACTGTTCAATCCTAGCAGAAGATGCAATCACCGCGGCCGTAAATGATTACCGTAACCGACACAGCGTATAAAAGAATCAAACAGAATTTAGACAAGCGTGGCAAAGGCGTGGGTATTCGATTGGGTGTTAGAACCACCGGCTGTAGCGGGTTGGCGTATACTATTGAATATGTAGACAAATACGAAGCCGAACACGGTGTAACTAATTTTGCCCAAAAAGACTTTGTGGTATTAGTTGATGCTAAAAGTCTGGCCTATTTAGACGGGCTGACCATGGACTGGGTCCGCAATGGACTCAATGAAGGCTTTGATTTTGTCAATCCCAATGAGCGCGATCGTTGTGGCTGTGGCGAATCTTTTAGAATTTAGACACAGGTAAATCCACGCTGGCAGGCATATTCCATATCTGCTTCTGCTCTACTCCTGTGCGTTGAGCAAATCGTTTGGCATCACAACTCCCACAACAATGAAAGAAGTTGTTGCTGAGGCGTTTCTTGTCCATGTGTTTGAGATCTCTTTCAAACACAGAATCACAGGCATCACATCTCAACACTGCCACGGTCTTTTTTCTCTTGTATAAATGTTCAACTCCGTGTTTACTGAGTCTAGAGTATTGATTTAGTTGAGTTTTAATTGTGAGAAACATCTAGTATTTACATCCGGCTTATAAAACTTTGGGCTAAATACTAGAGCATTTGCTCAATCTAGGATTCTAACCATGGCAAGAAAGACTATTGATATCGGCGCAGTTGGCAATGACGGCACCGGCGACAGTATAAGAGATTCATTCCGTAAAGTTAATGACAACTTTAGAGAACTGTATAGCTCATTAGGACTCGGTGAAAAACTTAAATTCACAGGGCTCGAAGATGCTCCAGCTACCTATGTGGGACAGAATGATGCAGTTACTGGAAACACTCCGGTGGTCACTGTTAATAATACAGAATCGGGACTGGCATTTAAAAAGCTCGTTTCTGGTAACGGAATCAGTATTGACTTTACTTCTAATCCCAACGAAATCTCTATTAACGCAGACTTTGCTGAAATTGTAGCAGATACTTCACCTCAACTAGGCGGAGACTTATCACTGCGTTCTGGTGGTAATCAATTTCGTATAATCGATGCGGGCACAACTATCACACCGCTGCCACCGATTTACAAACACGAATTAGTTAATAAAAATTATGCAGATTCTAAAATTGCCAGGGCAGGTGTTGATGCCATAGATCCTGCCACAGGCAACGCAGAGGTAAGTTTTGGACGCATGAGCGGTCCGTTGATACTGTCAAGAAGTCCAGAACCAGACGATGACGAACTATACGGTGGGTTGATTGCAGCTACTAAACAATATGTAGACGGTTCAGCATTTGGATCTAGTGTTAATCTTTATGTAGCACTCAGCGGTGAGGACGATCGTCCAGGTGTTAGTGCTGCTCTGCAAGGTCGTGCGTTGGCATATGCTTACAGAACACTGGAAGCTGCGTTAAAACGTGCTGAAGAACTGGTTCTAGAATCAAGACCTATCATAGGCCCATATGAAAAGACGCTGACGTTTAATAATGGTGTATCAGAATGTAACCTAGCAGCCATACAAACATCGCCTACATCTGGCACAGGGTTTGCTGGCACAGTTAGAATGAGTGTGGATACGCTGGCTCTAAACTCTGTGGGCACAAACTACTATGCCGGAGACATACTACAAGTCTCAGGAGGCACTGTAGCATCAGGCGGCAGTGCTTGTTTTATAGAAGTATTATCCACGTTGACTACTCCGGGTGCTATCGTAACATTTAAGATTGTCTCAACTGGAGTATATTCTGCATTACCGGGTGCCACAGCCATAGCCACTACTATCAGCACCAGTGCTGCTCCCGTAGGTATTGGTGGGATTGGTTTCGGTGCAACCTTTAATGTAACTTACAAAGTAGCATCTGTGTCTATCACCAACGGGGGCACAGGTTACAGTTTGGTATCTGTGAGAATCACCGGCGGTGGCGGAACGGGAGCCTTTGGTACTGCTGTGGTCACTGCAGGTGTGATCACTAGCGTTACAATCACAGACAAAGGTGCTGGATTCACCAGTTTGCCTAGTTTTGTAGTGGACCTACCACGATTCCTTATCTACACCGCAGGATTACGTACAGATTTCACCGGAGATGTTCTCACTAACACTAGTGAAGCTATTCGAGGTCGAGACATCCGTGAAGGATTATTCTTGCGTGGAAAGACCAGTGGAGCCTTGGCGCAGATTCTAGATCACCAGGGTGCATTAGACAGCAGTGGTAATGAAATATTCGACGTTGATATATTCTACGGCACATTCCAGACAGGCGAAAGTATCACCTACGGTGACATCGCTAGAAACATACAGATTAGCATATTGGTAGAAAGCGGAGAATACTACGAGAACTATCCTCTAAAAGTTCCAGCTAACTGTTCCATTGTTGGTGATGAATTCCGTAGAGTTATATTTAGACCTCGCCCAGGAACGTCTTCTAGCCCTTGGGCATTCCAGAAATTCCGTAGAGATCCGGTCATAGACGGTCTTACTGTGGCCACACAAGCCTACGGCTATCATTATCTTCAGGATAGCACCCAACCAGTTTACCCCAAGATACAAAACAAAGGCGCATACGAAGCTGCTGCAGATCTGATAAGATTAAATCGTCAGTTCTTGCAAGAAGAAATCATAGCATGGATCAACTATAATGTTGCTAATTCAGTTGCTCCATTCACACCGGCATTTAGTTACAATAGAAACTATTGTAAGAGAGACATAGGACTCATAATAGATGCAATTACCTTTGACCTAGATTACGGTGATTATAATAGAACTATTTCTGCAGGATTAAAATATTATCAAAGTGCTAGTGCCTTAATAGCTATTACTACTCAGCTTTCAGAATATCTAGCTGTGATAGATCATTTAGCCAGTTTGATGCAGCTGATCATAGATAACACCGTGATAACTGGTCTCAAACAAGATCTGTTTACACAAACAGTAGATCCAGCATTCCAAGCAGAAGTAGGTTCAGATAGTGTAATTTCTGCGTTGATTATTGCGTTAAAAGACGTCATGGACGGATCAGGATCAGTAAATTATCCCAAAGAAAACGAAGAAATGGATGTGTTCTTGGCCAATGACACCGTGCGTTGGCAGGCTATATCAGCTATAGGACACGGCGGCTTTATGGGAGTTCTGGATCCACAGGGACAGATACTTTCAAGATCACCGTATTTCCAAGAGTGTGCTTCATTCAGCCGCAGCAAGGACAGGCAGGTATTTGCTGGTGGTATGTTCACTGATGGATTTACAGGCAATTTAGAATTCAACATAGATGCTGTGATCTCTACCACGAGATTAGAAGTCAGTGATCTTGATAGATTCCCACAATTGCCTGGATCATTTATTGTGTTTGACAGCGTTTATAGAATTAACTATGTCAGAGACTTTGTCTACGACAGCGCCGGCAGCACAGCCACATTCGTCTTAGACGAAACCACACCGTGGCCATTCAGTGTGTTCACCTACGATTCTGCCGCTTGTAGCAGAGATACTGGATTGATCTTAGATGGACTAGGTCGAGACATTGTATTAGGCACCAACTACTGGACTCGACAGAACGGATTGACCTATAGATTGAGCCAGAGTGTGGTGGTGTTACAGGATCAGCGAGCCATCACTCTAGAAGCCATTGAGTTTGTACATGACTCAGTGAATGATCTAATCGCTGCATATCCTACTATACAAACCACCGTGGATCTCAGCAATGCGGTAATCGCTGACATTATAACACGAGGACTAGCAGCCACGCCCACTTTGACATTTACCTTGCCTAGCGGCGTCAGTGTTAATGTAACCAGCGCCTATACACTGTTACTAGCCAACAGAGATTATGCCATTGCAGAAATACTGGGATATATCGCTAACCAAATATCTGTACCTACTGCTCCTTTTACAGCACTTGATACATTTGTGGCCAGTGAGATAGAATATCAGACCAGAAATGCTGTGGAAGCTGTGATACACGATCTCATCTACGGTGGCAATGTGGCCACTCGTACCAGAGCCTTGAAATTCTACAACAATCTCACAGGAGCAGTGATCACCGACTCTGCACTATCACAGGCCAAATCTGCTGCTTGGCACACCTATCTAAATTATCTGTTAGGCCAAGTGGCACAGAATCTAGCACCTGCTGTGAGTTATTCTGGAGTATCTAGAACCACTGGCACTGGTGCCACAGCCACAGAAGCTGCTACCATCAGTGGGTTAATGACTAACATGAGCAGCATCATCGCTGCTGCCAACTTCACAGCAGCACAGGCAGTGGTGGCCATAACTGAGCCTAGCTTTGTTGGATACACTGCCAATAACATTGCTGCTAGAACTATCATCCAAACTAATAAATCAACATTACAGGCAGCTGCTGTGACATATGTTGATTTCAATGGTAACAGATACGAACTGTTGATGCCAGGTAATAGATCAATGTTGTGCAACGACTTCACGCAGATCAACGACCTTGGATATGGTATTGTAGTGGCCAACGGCGGATTAACTGAAGCTGTGTCCATGTTCACCTACTACTGCCAGATTGCTTACTATTCGTTGACTGGTGGACAGATTCGGTCAGTGGCAGGTTCCAATGCACACGGCGTCTATGCCTTGGTGGCAGAAGGAGCAGATCCTCTAGAAGTACCTACTCCAACTACCATATATGAAGAACTTAGCCAACGTGTGGACTGTTACTTCCCCAGCGGCTCATATGCCAACGTGGCTGGTGGATTGTTGGTGTACGTGTATAATTATGAATACACCCCATTAGGTGGTTCAGAGCTTGAAGTACTACACTCATCAAACAACAGCATATATAGATACCCAGTGACTTCGGTGACTACCACTGATTTGCCAGCAGGGGTTGCAAGATTGAATCTCAGCACAGGCACAGGATCAGCCACTGAAGGGCTGTATGATGTCATACCCGATACAACAAAAATGACTCTGCGACAGCTGAGTCTCACACTACTCACCGGCGGATTGGAAGATGTTGCTGTAAGACCTTCCACTGGTCTTAAACTGCGTGAAACTCCAGATACAGTGTATCGTGTGCTGCAATTTAACACCTACACAGATTCTAATGCACCATATGAAATAGTCACCGCCCTTGCTTCACCTACTTTGTTTAATGTGTCACTGACTATTACAACCATTGCAACCAATGTGTGTACTACCAGTGGTAATCACAAATTGCGAGTAGGCGACAGAATCATTCCTCGCAGCACTGCTAATAATTTTGTAAGTGGCACTACCTACTACATACTCACACAACCCAGCTACAACACATTTACTGTGAGTACCAGTCCAGGCGGAAGTACATTTGTGTTGACCAACGGCGCTGGCTTGACCATCAAAGCTGTGAAATCACACAAGCTATTGGAAGCCTATTCCATAAGTTTTACCACCACAGGCACACTTCCAGCTCCTATGATAGTAGGAGAAACCTATTATGTGTTGCCCACCAACCTAACAGAAACACAGTTTAGTTTCAGCACACAGCAAAATGGTGTAGCAGTGAGTATCACCACAGCAGGCAGTGGTGTTCATTCATACAGCCCTGTGGGCATCACACTGACACAGACCAGAGAAAACTATAACTACATAGATCTCACTGTGTTCAATCCAGGTGAGTATATCACTGCCACGCCTGTAGGCACTGTGTGTACAATATCTGTTGCCAATCCAGCTGTGATTACGTTGGCCGGTCACGGATTTGTAGCTGGTGATGCAATAAAATTTACCTCAACTGGTGCAACCCCTACAGGTCTCAACGTCCTTGATAGATATTTTGTACTAGCTGCAGGACTAGGCGTCAACAGTTTCCGAATCTCAATTCAACTAGGTGGAGCTGCTGTGGAAACCACTGGTACACAAAGCGGTGTGCATAGTGTAGGTAAAGTCACAGGCAGTGTAGGAGAAACCACGTTTGCAGTGGTGGCTCTGTCCACTCAAGAAATCACCAGGGTGCAGGGCAGCAAGTTTGTGTATCAAGGCGAAGAGTACATAGTTAACACCTATCAGCCAGAAGCTGTGACCAACGAACCCTTTGGTAGAGTGATTCTAAATCGTGCATTGGTCAACGGTATCAACAATCTAGACAGTGCTTATACCATCAAGGCAGGTGTGCCTATACGTGGCAGCGGCAGTCTAGGCACATTAACCATACGTATTTCGTTGACTCGTGTAACAGGTCACGATCTACTTGAGATTGGTACAGGATCATACGCCGATACCAATTATCCTAGAGAAATTTATGGGCAAAGTGTTAACCCACTTAACCCAGACAACGAAACCGACGAACGTGATGTAGGTCGTTGCTTCTATGTAACCACTGACCAATTTGGTAATTTCTCAGTAGGACCATACTTTAAAGTAGACCAAGGCACTGGACAGGTCACATTCTCTAGTTCAATCGCATTGAGCAACCTCGACGGTATTGGTTTTAAACGTGGTGTTCCGGTAAGTGAATTCTCCACAGACAGCGGATTTACAGATAACGCCATCGACACTGTGCCTACTGAAAATGCCACACGCATCTACATAGAACGACGTCTAGGTATCACTCATGATGGTGCTTCATTGGCACTGGATAGATTGATCCCTATAACCACCGGTGGTTACATGGCACTAGACGGACAGCTGGGCATGAAGAGTAACATGAATCTTAACAACAATAAGATCATCAATGTCACCGATCCAACTGACCCGCAGGATGCCCTCAATCTAAGAAGTTTGACATTGGCCAATTTCCAGAACTGGTCGGGTTCCAATGTGCAGGGCGGCCAGTTCATGATCTTCACTGGTGTGGGCAATACATTGATCAATGCCAGCATTACTGGTGACTTGACCTTTGATCTGCGCACAGGTGTAGACTCTACACTAAACAATGTAGATGTGCAATTAAATGCTGGTGTGGTTAACAACGCAGAAGTAAATGCTGCTGCGGCAATTGTGCAGAGCAAGTTAGATATGACCATTGCCACTGCACAGGCTGCTGCTCCTAGTGGTTCCGCTGCTGCCATCCAAGCAGCCAGTGGATTAAGCAGTTTTAGCAATTTAGATTTTGATGTAACCAGTGGCCATGTCACACTCAAAGCCAACAGTGTGGTGTTGGGAGATCTTGCACAGCTAGGTCCAGATACAGTGATAGGTAACAGCGGTGTGAGCACAGCCAATGCTGCCGCAGTGGCATTTACCACTGTGGTTGACGAAGGGTTAGCTGTTAAGAAATCACAATACTCCACAGTGGGATTCTTGAGACGAACTGGTGCTACTACAAGCGCAGATGGTAACTTCGTAGTAGTAGCTGGATCGTCAGGTTCTAGTGCCAGTGTTGGAGCCAGTGAAGTCATAGTAAGAGACAGCAATGGTGATTTCGGTGGACGTACCATAGATGTATCTAACATTAAAATTGACACCAACTTGGCCATAGATACTGTGAGCACCACAGTCACAGACGGATATATTAGATACTATGGATTTGATAATTCCGGTGGCATCTTGATACAGACCAGTTCCAGTGTGGCAGCTAGTAGAAAAACCGCATATTGGAACAACAATCATGAATTCAAAACACAAAACGGTGTATCAGATGCGCCTATCACTGCGGTAGGTGCAATCACTTCTTCAGGAGCGTTGGCCATATCTGGAACAATTACTGGTGCCACCACTATTAGTGCCAGCAGCACTATAACCTGTACAGGGGTGAGTGTTGGTAATGCTGGAACACTAACTACTGGCGGAACAACTAATACCGGAACGATCACAGGATACTGGAGCCTAAGCTCAGGATCAAGAATGCAGGCCACATATGCTGCTGACCTTGCAGAATACTACGAAGGCGATCGAGAATATGAAGTAGGCACAGTGTTAGTGTTTGGTGGGGATAAAGAAGTTACTACAAGCAGTATCAAAGGCGACACTAGAGTAGCTGGTGTGGTATCTGATAATGCAGCATTTTCCATGTATGAAGCATGTCCTGGATTGAAAAATCTTGTTGCTCTACAAGGGCGTGTGCCATGTAAGGTAGTTGGCAAAATACGCAAAGGAGATATCTTGGTAACATCAGGAATAGCAGGAGTTGCTGTTGCCGCTGGAGCTGACGTTAAAGTTGGCACTGTGGTAGGCAAAGCTCTAAAAGACTATGACAGTGATCACATCGGCACACTTGAAATAGCCGTGGGGAGAACATAATGCCTTTTAATTCAAATATAACACCAGGTCGTCCTCCCGTATTATGGAGTGAGGTCAATGATGCGTTTGTTAAAGTAAATGAAAACTTTGACATACTGGTTGCGACTATAGGAAGCGGTAGTGGGTTGACTCCCATAGATTTTACTTCGTTAGACACCAGTGTCAAGCCCACCACTGATAATCTACGTGATCTAGGCGATATCACTCATAAATGGCGAGCAGTGTTTGCCGGAGAACATACCACNGTAGATCCATTAAACGGCTTNTGGGCAGGCAATGCACAGGTCAAAGGTGTAGGGTATACTATAAATCTACCAGATAATTCCACTGTGGGTGGGGATCCAATNACAGGTATTGGTACTAGTCTAATCATCGATCCAGATAAAACGTTCTTCAAAGAAATACAGGTCAATAATGATCTTTCAGTGGTAGCTACCACATTCGGCGACACTGTGAATTTCTTGTCAGGTTCGGGCGTGGGTCTGGCAGTGAGTTCGGGCGCAGACTCAATTACATTCTCAAACACTGGCATACTCAGTGTCACAGCTGGCTCAGGTATCACAGCTGCCACAGCGAGTGGTGTGGCCACAATAACCAATGCTGGAGTGCGTAGTCTACAAAGTACCACTGCGTTACCTGCAGGTAGAAGCACAGGCGCAGGCGTTAATATAAACGGCGCAACTGGCGACAACTTGAGAGTAACTAACACCGGTGTCATAAGTATTTCATCTGGTGTAGGTATAACTGTGAGCTTGGATGCTGCCTCTGGTGATGTGACTATTACCAACTCAGCACCTGCGGTAAATGCATTTACACAAATTGAAGTCAATGGTGATAGTGCAAATAGATTAGCAGCTGATGCTGCCAGTGACGTGTTAAACATCACCAGTGGTGACGGTATCACACTGACTAAGACTGTTGGAACAGACACATTGACCATTGCAGTTAATCCAGCATTTGATCTTAAAGGTAGTGTATTCGGTGATGACAGCTCAGTCATTGTCAATGCCATTGATAGAGTAGTGACTGCTGCAGGGGGATTTATTGGAAACCTAACTGGAAATGCTGATACCGCTACATCAGCAACCACAGCAACCACAGCAACTACTGTGACACTGGTCGCAACCAATACAACAGCAGCCCTACATTATATTACATTTGTTGACACAGCAACAGGCAACGAAAATGTAAGAACAGATACTGACCTTACTTACAATCCAAATACAAATACCTTAACCGCAGGAACGCTGGCCACAGGATCGTTGACTATTACTGGCAGCACCATCGGTACCACAGACTCCAGCGGTATTGTCGTTAATGAGTTGACAACATTCAATACAGATGTCACTGTAGAAAACGATCTAGACGTTACACAGCAATTGCGTGTGCAAGGCAGCAGAGTTATTAATATAACAGAATTACAAGCCATTGTGGCAGCAAGCACAGACTTTACTGCATTTAAAACAGCAATAGCTGGTT